CGATCACGTTCGCCACGGCGGACGCGGCGGTCTTGCTCACGTTGCAGGCGGGGCAGGAGTTCCTGCTCCTCGAGCCGTTCCACAAGGTCACCGCCGACTGGACTGGCGGCACCGCGTCGACCATCGGCGTCAGCTCCAACAAGACCAGCTTCACGACCAAGGGCGACATCCTCGGCGGCGCTGCGGGCGCTGCGGCTGCTGCGCTGACCGCCACGATCGGCAACTGCTTCGGCACCATCGGCGCCGGGTTCGACACGCTCGCGAAGCGCCGCGTCGCGCTGTTCGCAGCGACGGACACGGTTCGTCATGACCGAATCACAAGCGCCTTTACGGCCGGAACCGGGTCCGTCAACCTGATGGGCATCCTCCGCCGCAACGACGGCGCCTGATCGATGGTCCGTCTAGTCGGCCTCTTCGACGAGGTCTCGATCGCGCGTACGCTCACGGCGTCGCCGATTGCAGCCGAGAACGCCACGCTCAGCGACGCGAACTATCCGGTCGCGAGCGCGCTCAACTGCCGCGGCTTCGATACGATCTTCGTCGGCGTCGAGATCACTGCCGGCACGAACCCGACCGCGACAATCGAGGCGCTCTTCCGCGACGCCGAGGCCGCGGATGGACTGCGCTGGCATCGTAGACTCTTCGGCACGCGGCCTGGCGTGACGGCGATTGCGGCCCCCGCCGTTCAGGACACGGGAGCGCTCGCGACCAACGGGGACTTCGTCGAACTGTACGTACACGGCGCGCCGCTCGTGTACCTCCGCGTCAAGGCCGTGACGAACGCGACCAGCACGACGGCCTGCAAGATCCTCGTCCAGCCTGGGCAGCGCCGGCCCTGACCTCGCTCCGGCGATCGGAGTAGCGATGGGCATCCTCGACACAGTACGCGGGTTCTTCTCGCGCGCTCAATCGAACGTGCCGATGGGCGCGGCCATCCCGGATCAGTCGCAGTGGGAGGCCGTTCGACGCATCGGCGGCGGGCTCACCCCAGCGCAGGTCACAGCGATCATTCGCAGCGCCGACGGCGGCGACATGGCTCGGCTTGTCGATCTCGCAAACGAGATGCGACAGAAGGACGGGCACCTTCAGTGCGTCCTCCAAACGCTAGAGACCTCGATCGAGTGCCTGCAATGGGAGCTTGTTCTTCCAGGCGACACGAAGAAGAAGAAGTCCAGGCGCGGCGGACCACAACGCAAGTTCGTAGAGGAGCAACTGCGCTCGCACCGCACCTTCAAGCGGATGCTGGCTCACCTCACGGGGAGTCGCTTCTACGGCCACGCGGTCGCCGAGATCGATTGGCAGCGCGATGGCTCCAAGCTCATCCCTCGTGACCTGAAGCTCCACGCTCCGCGCCGGTTCGCGTACCGCGGCAGTGACGGTCGGTTCGTGTGGCGTGACGAGTCGATGTCGCAGGACGGCGTCGACATTCGCGCGGTCTACCCAGACAAGTTCATCATCGCCCAGCCACGCGTGAACGGTGACGTGCCGTGCCGTGAAGGCTTGGTGCGAGTCCTCATGTGGCTCGCGCTCTTCCGCAACTGGTCGCTCACCGACTGGCTGCAGCTCGCGGAGATGAGCTGGAAGCCATACCGCCGCGGCGTCTACAAGAAGGACGCGTCGAAGGAGGACATCGCCAACCTTCGCAACGTCCTGGCCGGCATCACTACCTCCGGCGTCGCGGTCTACTCCGAGACGGTCGAAGTGATCGTCGAGTTCGCCAAGAAGGGCGGAGCGGGCGAGTCGAGTTCGCACTCGGCGCTCCTTGCGTTCTGCGCCGCCGAGATGTCGAAGGCCACGCTCGGTCAGACGCTCTCCACCGAGCAGGGCCGCGTGGGTTCGCAAGCGCTCGGCAACGTGCACAACGAAGTCCGCAAGGACATCCGAAACGCGTTCGCGGAGTACCTGGGCGACGTCATCACGCGCGACTTGATCGAGCCGATGGTGCGCCTGAACTTCGGGCCTACCGCGCCGGTGCCGCGCCTGCAATTCATCACGAAGGACGTCGCTGACATGAAGGCGATGGCCGAGGCCATCCAGATCCTTGCGGGCCCCATCGTAAAAATGAAGATCGGCGCCGACTGGGCACACGACGAGATGGGCATCCCTGAGCCGTCCGACGGCGATGAGCTGCTCGGCGTGTACGTGGATGATTCGGCGTTCGGCGAGAAGCCGACGAATGACACTGAGCCAACGCCCACAGACGACGATGCCGACGAACCCGCCAACGACGAGGCAGCCTGACCAATGGCGGACGAACTCATCCAGAGAGATCCCTCGGGACCATCGAGCGATGCTCTGCTGTTGCGGTCGTTCGTCCTGCGCGCAGTGCGCGAGCATGCGCGAGAAGCCGACTTCGTCTGCTCCACCGACTCGCTCGATTCGTACGGCGAGATCGTCGCGCAGAACTGGGACCTGAGCAGGTTCGAGCGAAACCCGGTCATCCTCTACGCCCACAACGCGCACAGCGCGATGCCGATCGGGCAGGGTCGGAACGTGCGCGTCGAGAACAACGCGCTGCACGCCACGATCTACTTCTCCAAGATCACAGAGCTTGCCGAGAACGTCTGGCAGCAGGTTGTCGAGAAGACGCTGCGCGCGGTCAGCGTCGGGTTCAAGTCGAAGACCATTCGCTACGAGCGGATCGACGACAAGGACGTGTACGTCCTCGACGACAACGTCCTCTACGAGATCTCGGTCTGTCCGATTGGAGCGAACGAGGACGCGCTCGCGAAGAGTCACGAAGAGCACGAGCGCCGCAAGTCTATGGCGCGCACCGAGTGGGAGCAGGCCGCCCGCTCGCTCCAGGCGCCACCACCCAACGTCACCGCACCCATCATCAAGGACAACGCCATGGATCCCAAGGACATCGAAATCGCCGCGCTCAAGACCAAGACCGCGGAGCGTGATGGTGAGATCGCCGTCGCCAGGGCGAAGGTCGCCGAGCTGGAGAAGTCGCTCGACTCCGAGCGCGTGAACGTCAAGACGCTCGAGGCGCAGAACGCGCACCTCGTCGGCGAGCGCGACGCCGCGAAGGCTGCGCACGCGAAGGCGGAGGACGAGCTGATCACGCTGCAGGTCACCGACCTGGTCGGCAAGAAGATCGACGCGTCCGAGGTCGAGCAGTTCGTCGAGCTGCGCAAGACCAACGCGAAGCTCTACGAGCGGATGATCGCGCAGCGCAGCGACAAGAACCTGCTCACGCCGGTCATCCCCGCCGCGAAGGGCGAGGCACCCACGCCGCCCGTCGCCGCTGACAGTGGCGCCAGTGACTGGGCCACCTTCCAGAAGTCGCTCGACTGAGCGCGCCGTGAGCGCATTGCGCGCCACGCCACAGATCCAAACCGCACCTACAGAACTGGAGAGCCGCCATGGCCGTACGCCCGCACGAAACGCTCGAAAACGCGATCACTCGCACGTACACCGTGGTCGCTGGTGGCTCGACCACCAAGGGACTGCCCGTCAAGTTCGACACGTCGGACGGTGAATGCACCGTGTGCGCCGCTGGCGATGACGGCTTCGGTATCGCGCTGTCGACCGAGGTCGCTGGTGCCAAGGTCGAGGTCGCGCTGCTCGCCGGGGCGTGCATCATCCCCGTCAAGGTCGGCACCGGCGGCGCGACGCGAGGCCTCTACGGCATCGCGGCCACCGACGGCATCATCAACCGCGCACTCGGCGGCGGCACGACGTCGCGCAACATCCTCGTGAAGTTTCTTCAGACCGGCGTGGTCGGCGACTTCGTCGGGGCGATGCCTGCGAACTTCAGCGGCGTCTCGAGCTGAGCAGTCCCGCACAACCAACCAGCACTTCGCGATGACGGCTTCTTCGGGAGCGCTTCGCATCAACAACGAAAGAGTCAAGCCATGTCCATGGTGATTGGTGATCTGTCCGCACAGGACGCGGTTCGGCTTCAGCGAACCCACGAAGGCGTTCGCTACGAGAAGATGCGCGGCAAGCTCGCATCGGATCTCCGCGAGAAGGAGTTCCGCGCGCGTCGCGATGCAGAGGTGTGGAGCATCAAGGGCGTAGCCCCGGGCTCCGTTCACTCGAACACGTTCCTCTCGAACGTGTCGCTCCAGTACGCGAACGACGAGTTCATCGGCGAGCGGCTCATGCCGGTCGTTCCGGTGAACAAGCGCTCTGACTCGTGGCCGACCTACCCGAAGCGAGAGCGCCTCGCCGGCCCGGACGACCTCATGGGAGAACGCTCGGAGGCGAACGAGCTGAACGAGACCCGCGGCAGCGACAACTACTCGGTGAGCGACTACGCCCTGAAGAACTTCGTCGCTGGCACGACGATCGAGAATCAGGACGGCGCGTTCAACGAGATGGCGGACCTGACCGAGGCCCTTCTCGACGTACTCGCGCTCAAGCGCGAGAAGCGCATCGCGACGGTGCTCACGACCGCCGCCAACTTCAGCGGCAACACCGTGACGCTCTCTGGCTCGGACCAGTGGAACTCGGCCGGCGGTGGCGATCCCATCAAGCAGATGCAGGACGCGCGCGCCGCGTGCTGGCAGGGTCGCGGCCCTGGTGACTTCTGGGGCTTCGCAAGCCTCGACGTGTGGAACGTGATCGCTCGCCACGCAGTGACGCGCGACCTGTTCAAGTACGTGACCAGCGGTCTCGTGACTCCGACGATGGTCGCGGCCGAGGTCGGTCTCGCCGGCATCCTCATCGGTGCCGCTCGTGAGGACACCGCGAACAGCGGCCAGACCGCGAGCTACTCGCGCATCTGGGGCAAGCACTTCGGCATCGTCCGCGTGGCTCGTCGCCCGACCCTGCGCAACGCCGCGTTCGGGTACACCGTGCGCCTCGCTGGCGATCCGGTCACGAACCAGTGGTACGACCCGGCGAAGGGCAAGGCCGGTGGGTACTACTCGCAGGTCGGCTTCTCCGAGCAGCACAAGGTGGCCGCCGGTGACACCGGGTATTTCATCAAGGACGCGATCGCCTGATGAAGCCGGCCAATCGCCCCACTGGCCTACCGACGGCTGACCCTGACGCCGCTCACGCGGCGCCGGAGGTCGAGTTGGTCGTGCGATCTGCC